TACTTGTAAGATATGTAAGAAGATCAACAGGATAGAACCTCCAGAATTTGGCTTCAACAGATATATTGTTAAATAGAATGTTTACAATTTCTCGAAATTCAAATCCTGTAGGAAAATCAAATATGAATGGAGCTGCTTTGGCTTCTGCCTCATCTGTTGTAATTATACCAACACTATCGCCTGCTTGATTTAGAGTTCCATTCTTAACATACACCCAATCTGTTTCATTATTTGAATAAGATATATATCCAGCAAGAATTACAGATGCAGTTGAGTCTGCTCCATATACTTGTGCTCCATCCTCACCAGCTTGAAAGAAGAAACCATCAATCTTCTGTGCTACTGCATATCTATATTCAAGATAGACTTCATCAGAAACTGGAGTTATAGCATAGTTTAATGAATCAGCTGTATCAAAGTTGAATAAGATATCCTCATAATCTGTCATAGGATAGTTAGGTGAATTTGTATCTAGAAATGCAATCTTTTCAATTGAAATCATTGCATCATTGTATGTTTGCTCAAGATATAATGCCTTCCATTGTTCAACTGTTAATGTAGGTGGAAGAACATATTCTTGTCCGTCTGTATATCCTTCAAGAGTTATATATCCATAAGTGGTTGCATCAATTGGAACATACGCTGTGCCATCATTGTAATATGTTGAAGTTGCCGTAGAGTCCATATAACCATTAGCAGGAGTCTCAAGATATTCCTGAATGGTTGCATTTAATGCTGTTGAATCTACCTCATCAATAATATCCTGAATGATGTCTGTGATATATTTTGCCATTTAAATTACTCCTTCACTACTTGTATAAACTTGCCCCATTTGATTTTTTATCCTTCTTAATATAACCATTGTTGTGTTTGTATATTTCTCACAAAAGTCTTTCATTGTTTTTCTTTGAACATCCTTTGAAGATCCAATCCAATACTTTCGATTAAAGAATTGATCAAATACATATGCTGGAAAATAATGTGCAATGTCAAGAGTCTTTAGATAGTTTTCCTTCGTTATTACCTCATCAATAAATTTATGATAATAATCGAAATCTATTCTTGGCACCCAATTATTCATAAAATCTTCGTGTTTTAGATAATAAAAGACATCAATTCCTATTTTTTCAAGTATGTTTTTCATATAATTTAAATTGAGGGGTCTTTCATTTATCATTCTATTGTAAATATATTTCATTCCATCTTCACTATCCCACATTAAAGCTACTGTATAATCAACCTTCAGTTTAAGCATCTCTTTAATGCAATAAATATGTCCAGCATGAAATGGACTTAACTTCGGATGTTTCTTATGAAGTCCAATAACTGCACACGGATCATCTTTAACTATATATAAGAAATCATTTAAATTATCAACATATTTCATATTAACTTCCTATTGCTAACCAATTCAGATTTCCTGTTTCTAGAATTGATGTTGAAATCTGATCTGATGAATAACTTACACAAGTCAACAACTCTCTTGTATATGTAGATTGTGCAGTATTTATTGTAGAATAACTATTCAATCCACTATAAATCCATTGAGAATAGAATTGTGATAAATTATATGTTGGATGACTATAAGTCATAGAGAATGACTGTGGTGCAGGCGATGATCCTCTACCAGGATTGATATACTTATCAATGTATGCCCAACCAGAACCAACAAGATACACCCACAATCTAATAACATATGCTGCACGATAGAAATAAGTTAAACCTGGATAGTATGTTGTGTGTCCAGCTTTATCTGTTGTTGTTCTAGATGCTCGAATTAACTTTCTTGTATATCCATCTGTTTGAAAATTAACAGTTATTGATCTTGTAGTTCCAACAAGAGATACAGTTGGACTTTGAGTTAATGTTGCCCATGATGATAGAGCATAAACGCTTCTTGATTCCGTATCGTTTATAGGGAGACCGCCTGTTGATCCTTCACTCAATTCAAGAGTTGCCTGTGTATAAAATTTCCATTGCTTTGAACCAAGTGACGTTTCTTGAACTTGTGTAGCTTCCATCTTCAATGATTGTGATTGAGTTGGATATCTATTATCATAAGTTCTTAATGAAGCAGGTGTTACAATTACTCTTGGAGCATTCTTAAAGTATCCTGGAATTGTAGTCCAAGTTCCATTAGCTGCTGTTCCACCCTCAACTCTGGTCAATGATTTATAAGGAAAGTGTTCTTCTCCTACTTTGATATAGAAATCAAGATCACCATCTGAAAGCACACAATAGTCGCCAGCTTCAGGTCCACCATCAACAGCTACAATAATTGATCCATGGTTACCAGCTGTATCAATGATAACATTCTTATTTCCAAATTCTGCTATTCCACCTTCAGCTAATTTCAATGTAGAACCAATATAAACTTGACCACCATCAATCTTTGTTTGATCGCTTGGATGTTCCCAACTGTTATTATCTGTAGCATAGTCTTCCGGTTTAGCTTCACCTGATACAGATGACCAAGGAAGATCTGAACTACTTAACGCTGTGATTACACCTCTTATACTCAAATCTCCTGTGTCACCATCATATGTTAAGATGTCAACTGAAGATTTACGAATATTTATATCTTTATTGTCTAGATCAATTATCATACCCTCTGTTGCTGAATAGTCTGGTGATTGAATTGATCCTGCTGTGATTACACCTATATCCGCAGATATTGCAGATAGATTCTCTGTTGCTATATCTTCAGCAATTACAATTCTTCTGAATACTAATTCATAGATTTGATAATCGCTTGGTGCTGTCATATAAATTGTGCAATACTTTGCAACCACACCATTTGGTAGAAATGCATGCTCATATCCAGATGTAGTCTTCTGCCAATAGTTTGTTTTTGCCAAAGCAAGACTTGCATACTGTGTTAATCTATCTTGTCCTTCTGAAGATACAAGAGCGTGAGATCCATTTCCTCCATAATATGTTTTGGTTCCATCTGCCTTCTCTAATTCAAACCAACATTGAACAGCAGAGTCTGACCATACTTGAACTCCATTGATGAAGTTTTCAATTGCCATATCATATTTAATCCAACTATCAACAGTATCTGGATATACAACTCCACCCGAATCAAGTATACCATCATACAGTTCAATGATTTGCTCTGAAGTCGTGTCTAGCGAATCTGTTATAATAATTGATTGTGATAATTCTAGATCAACATTTTCATATATAATTTGAGTTGGTGTTCCGGTTCCTTGTTGACTTGATATACCAATTCCAAATAAATCATAAGGAACAATCTCGATATAGTATGTTGTCCCGAAATTTAATCCAAAGACTTCAGCTTCAGTTATAGGATATGGGACATCTATATATTGAGTATATGTTAAAGTAGATGTTGAGTCATAGTATACTCTATAGAATGATAAGTCATTATCTAAAACATGACTCCATGTTACATCTAAGTATGTTGGTTTTGAATATACAGTAGGGGTTTGACCTACCATTGTTGGTTGTGGGTTCGATGCTGTCAATGTTGCTGGCGGCGAAAGTGTCCCATTCTTGTTAAATGCATAGACTTTGAACTTGATTTGTCGGATAGGACTCCCGGCATTATCATCATTGTTCATATTGAACGTATAGATGTATTGAAGTGTTTCTCCATCCTCCGTTACCCATGTTCGTAGCAATGTATTGTCTACTTTATAAACTTCAATTTTGTATCCGAATACTGTATCATAACCTACTGAACTTGTTGTGTCTAATTCTAGGATGTTAGTATCAGTTCCATCTGATATATAAACAACTGTTGATCCATCATAGGCTGCTCCAACAGAAGCATCCCATTCAATCTCACAGTCAGGCCCATTAAACTCATCTGTTGCAGGTTCGTCAATTGTTCGTAGGTTTGTAGGAGCCGCTAAATCTTTTACGTTTGTAACCATTGTGAAATCAGGATACAGAATCCATTCTGAATTTCCAGTTGCAGATGTAGCTCTTACCTTAATTGAATATGTGCCAGCAGGAACATCTCTCCAAGTATATGAAAGACTAGCTGTTCTATCTAATGTAAATGCAGCTTCGGACGTCTTTTGAATTTGAATTTGATAATCTTGTGTTCGTGAATCAGGTGATGCTACCCAACTTATTAATGCACCATACTTTCTATTCTTTTTATCACCATCTGTATATGTAAATGGTTGAACTTGTAAATTTGATGGTGGGTCAAGAGCTCCAATAGGAAGATTAGATGCAGGCGGAACTTCAATTATGTTTCCATCTTCAACAAATGTATACTTGTTTGGGTCGTAGAGAATAGCAGATACCTCATACTCTGATCCCATCGTCAATTCTTTAACATTTGTAATTTGAAATTGCCTTACATCTGTTACACTTGATTTAGTTACTGCCCACGTTTGTCCAGGTGAAGGTGCTTCAGCAACAGCACCAGACCATGTAAGGGTTGTTGTAGTTGTTGCGTCGTTTGTTAAAATCTTTTCAAACACCGTTGCTGCTGTGTTGTCAGCACAATATAGTGTATAGGTCTCTCCTACTTCGATCTCCATAGGACGATCAATTGTGATGGATGTAGTGGTGCCTGAAACAACACGACCTGATTGATTTACAGATGAAACATAATCTTTATCTTGAATTCCTATAACTTCACCTGGGATTCCATCTGCCCATTCAATACCACCTGTGAATGAAACTAGTTCTGTTTGATTGAGATCTGTATAAAGAATATACTTTGCTCTACGAATAGCTTCGTTCTTTGATGTACATCCGAAACAGAATATGTCAATTGGATTGTAACCGTATCTAATGATTCCATCTTCATCGTGAATAGTAACAATTGTAGGTTTCCCAAATTGATCCATATCATTGTATGAAACATTAACGGCAGTTGTTCTAGATGACTTTGCGGTTCCTTCGTATTCAAACAAACCATCTTTAACATTCGATTGATTAGCTATACGAGTTATATCTTTTGGAGTGTCCTGATCAAATGAAACAAATCCAGAAGTCCAAATTGGATATCCTCTGAATACTGAACACAAATGATTAATGACTGCTAATGCTTGACGTCTATCTGAAATTACTCCATTAAATGTAAATCTAGGTTCAGAAGATGTTGAATCTGAAGAATATCCACCGCCTGGAAGCCTAGTTCTTTCAATAAAGTCAACAGGTTCGTCACAATATTGTCCAATTGTATATAACTTCCACTTATCAACTAAAGCAGGATCTACATCTTCACCTAATCCAAATCTTTCATTGTTAATCATATCAAAGAGAACCCAAGCAGGGTTACTACAATAACCATACTTAAATTCACCATCCCAAACACCACTATAAGTTCCACCACCATTTTCAATGTCTGGAGTATAGTTAGATGGAATCCACATGTATCTTCCGTATATGTTATACGCACGAGCAGGAACTGAACCACCAAATTTATCTGAGATCAATGATACACCAGCTACTGCTGTATCTGGATATGACATTTTAACAGATTTTGATTCTGTATATGAATAAAGATACATAGCATTTTGTTTCTTTACTGTATCGGTATCATCTGTATCTCTATAGATTTTAATATGATACGGTCCGGTTCCCCATAGATATGCTGTTGTATTCAAACCATCAAGTTGATGTTGACGCCTGAATGGAGATACATTTTTTCCTGTTAGAGTTCCTTCACCAGCGGCTGTTATCCAATGCATTACATCGCCAGCACCATCATCACCAATTACATCAACATGATACTTAACTGTTGTTGGATTCGTATCTCCATTGTCTTCTTGTTGTAACATTACTGGAAACTCAAGAGTTATATAGACAGTATCTACATCAGGATCAGTTATAACAAGTGTATATTCGCCTGTTTCTTTTTTAATCTGAGTGTTTACAACTGTAACATTATCAATTGAGTCAAAGTCTGTTAAAGGATAAGCTTTATTCAGGGAATCACTAGTTCCCATTGAATAACCGCAACGACCATCAAGAGTAACACCGGTAAAGTTTATGGTTCCAGATTCACCTACTACTGGCACTTCATTGAAGTATGTAGATTTCTTCCATTTCAATCCATCTCCATCACCAACCCCTCCATTCGCAGGTCCATAAATCAAACCTTCACATAAAACGTCTACGATTCTTGCTGTTGATGTTGACTTAAGATTGTTAGGTGCCTCTACTGGAGTATAAGCTTCTCCACCTCCTCCACCACCTCGTCCTCTTACGATCTGTTTATCTTTGCTCATTTAGTTCCCTCACAACAGGATATGATTCAGCAATGTTATTGATTTTGAATGAATAAAAGATCATTTCCTTTCCATTCATAATCTTGCCATCTGCTATCTCAATGTTTTGTAATTTCATTCTATTTACAAGCATCTTCTTATATAATCTATTGAAAAACTCTGTTAAGTTATCTTTGTTAATGTGCTCAGCATACTCTTCAAATAAATTGAATATCTTAATCTGGTTCTTATCATACTCTTTATAGTGTCTTGAATAGTAAACTCCATTCTCATTCTTAATCGGTTCAATTAACAAATGCTTTTCTGGTGTGAAATTATTGATGAACCAAGCATCATAGAACTTTACATACCCATCCTTCCACGAAGCAAGTTTATTCCAAGTCAGTTGTGATCTTCTTTTCAACATCATCATTGCTTTAATTCTTTCAATTATATGTTGATTTCTCTTATGTGATGTAAGACATTTGTATAAATCGTGTTCCTCGAACCATTCATCTACCCAATCTCTATAGTCAGGTGCATAATCTTTTACAAAGTCATCATCATGCCACCAGAACAGATCAGCATCATGTTTCATAGACCAATTGTAACAATCAAGATAGTTTGCTTTACTTTTCTTGTTTTCTTTATATTTATTGCCTACATAGAAGTATTTAGGAAACGATCTTGGATCTGCAAAGATCAAAAGAACATATTTGAAGTTTGCCTTTGCATAATCAAATATATAATCATGTCCTTTATGAAAGTTGTCATAGTTATTTTTCTTATCAAATGTTACCGAACAGATATCATTTAGATCATAGTTTTCAATTACATCTCTGAATGAATTAATTACCACTTGCTTGGAGCGCTTGGCCATTTATCTGAGTCTCCACTACCATATTTATCGTCATCATCATGAGGCCATCGGAAGTCAACATCATCTTCAACTATATCTGTTGAAAGATCTGTTATACGAATACCACCTGATACTGAAATAGATCCTACAAATGTATGACCGTATGCTACAGGAATTGTCAAACCAGGTTCAACAGAGTTTACAGGACCATCAAATAAATACGAAGGATTCTCATCAGGTTTTTCATTGTCACCATAGTTTCCAATTGCTGGATTTGGAGAAAGCATCTGTGCTATACCTCCAAGAATCAAAGCAGCTCCTAATTTGTATCCGATTGGAGCAAATGCAGGAACAAGATATGAAATCACAACAAGAACAATTCCAAGAACCACACTAAAGAATCCATTATCTCCACATCCAGCTGCTATAGGCATCATGTGCCAACTATCTTTTGAAAATCTCATTTCGACTTCGTCTGGTTTGATCTGTTGACCGTTATGTAATGATTCTCCTTTTGCAACTCGATAGTATCCAGTCTTTTTCATCAATGTTTTGAATCCAGGAAAATTAGCTTCTAAAGCACTCATCATCTCACGAGGTGATCTAACCGCAATCTTTATACCTTTCGCATCGTGCTTATATTTCTTTTCAAACTTCCTGGCTAAACTTCCATATAGATTTATGGTATTTTCCATTTAAACTTCTCCCAAATCTCTGTTTAATCTACCACCCATATATAACATTTCTTGATAATATGATGGGGGAAGAGTGCACGAGATCTTATTGATGAAATGATGCATGACTTTTCCTGTATCTAGAATTGATCCCACGTGATTAATATATTTTGATCCTACCATCTTATAAAATAAAACATCGCCTGGTTTAGCTTCATTCTTGTTAATGAAATCAACAGGATAGTCATCTGAGTTGATATGATCTTCAAATAATGATTGTTCTCTTTTCCAATATCCTAAACTTCTAATAGGAGTTGATATCCTGATATTGAATTTCTGTTTCCAGTAATCTCTTGCTAAACTTAAGCAATCAAAAACACCAAAGAAGAATGGACGTTGAATCAATGGTTCTGTTTCAAGTGTATCTCCAAAGAAAATTAAATGAGTAGCACATCCCTTTTGAAAATTAACAATTCCAAATGGGATTTCCAATGCTCTTTGCTGTTGTTGATCTTCTTCACTAGCATGCGGATAGTTTATGTGTGAATGAATAATAGCATCAATCATATCTGTAGCAAGTAGATAGTTGAATCTATCATCATCAATTATAAACTCTTGTCCAGGAGCTTCTGATCTATTTTCAAAAGGAATAAACTTATCCTTTGAAATGATTCCACATCCTTCATTTGGAAGACAGGAACGACAATGTTCGATTGCATCTTGCTTTGCTTTTATTGAAAAAATGTTTATCTTATTCGTAAACATATAAACTCCTTATCGGAATGGGATCCCGAAGTTTCCGATCCCTGGGAATCCTCTATATGGTAATCCTTCATCAATTGTGTATCTTAATCTGCAATCACATAGTTGTTTGCCACATTCATCGCCATCCTCATCTGTTGCCTGTCCTGTTTTAGTCCAATATCCATTGATTCCTGTGTATGGACAAGTTGAATCTTCATTATTAACACCAAGATATCTATGTGTGCAGGTTGCAATTGCTTGACGTTTAGGAATTAATATATTCTCTAAGTCAAGTGCTGATCTTAACTCCCATTCGATAACAGTTTTTGTTTGTTTAGTTTTACGTTCAACAAAGAATACATCGTCAAGGAATTTGGCATTTGGATCTGCTTCTGGTTTCCCATCAAGATATTTCTCAAATGTTCTAGTCCTCACAATCTTTGCCCCAACCAAATCCTGATAAGCTATAACTTCTGCAAGTAATATTGGAGTCACATTTGATAACCTTACCTTTGGTCTTGGAAACTTTCCTTCATCGTTTTGTTCAAGACCTTCAAATTGAATAGGTGCAGGATTATAATCTATTGCATTGAATGTTACCTTACCACCCGCATTGTTTGTGCCTGTTGTGAAATAGTATATGCTTCCACCAATTTGTGTAGCATCAATCCTAAACAATTCCACTAACGCACTACCTGGCATTAATTGTTGTTGGTCTTCTTTAATCTTATAGTAAGTTGCCATGTGTTCCTCTTATACCAATGGAAATTCTTGCATTAGTGTACAAGTTATTTTCCATTGACATCTACCTGGTATTCCATTAGGAGTTTTTGATACTTCACCAGCTGTCCAATATTTTGTTTCTGTTGAATCAAGTGGAGTCCATTGAATTATATTCGCTGGAGCATAAACACTATTAACAAGTATATCTTCTAATGCTGAGGCAGACGTTGAGTCTAACAAGACAAAATCCATAGACCATTGTTCACGGTCATAGTTTATACCATCAACAAGAATTTGTCTATAACCATCACCAAATTGTAGCTCTTTTGTATTGAGTTTACGTTTCTTGGATGTATTTTTGGTTACTTTATATGTATCTGTGTCTAACAGGACTGCCATTACGCCATCCTCCCTGTGTTAGCATTTAACATTCCACCAACACGTTTCTCATTATGAATAACCTGTCTCACTTGATCTTTCATCAACTGTGCCATACTTGAGAATACTTTATTTGCTTCTTCAGGATCTGTTAAAGCTCCACCATTCTGAATGTTTATATTATTTTGGAAGGTTACATTATTGCCAGCTCCTCCCAGTTGATTGTTAGGAATAATTGTTCCAGATGAACCAGGCATAAATAGTTCAGGTCCTCGTTCTCCAACAAGATATGATTTGCCAGCACCTACCGGTCCACCTTTAGCTCTTCCCCATCCATATCCAGCAGATGGATCAAGACCACCTGCGCCTCCACCTAAAGCACCTGTAATTGCTCCACCTAAAAGTGAAACAAAACTATTGATTGCTTGACTTGAAAGCATATTAGCAATAGTTGATAAAATACTCGATGCCATACTACTGAAAGCATTCTTAGCGTTAAATGTTCCAGATACAATACTGTCGAACATTGATTTGAATCCAGACTCTGCTGTATTTAATGCTGAGGTTAATGACTGACCAGCAGGACCCTTTAAATCAAATGTAACTTTAGGATCAGAACTTTCTGCGTCACCAATCATACCAAACAGTTTACCAGACAACTCAGCAATCTTTTCACTTAGAGGTAATACTGATGAACCTCTACCATAGAAGTCGATATAAACTTGATGGTCTTCCGGAATTGATTCTTTAAAGGACTTAGCATAGTATTCCATCTGTTCATCAATAGATTTTTTACTCATCGTTGGAAATCTTTCCTCACGCTTCTCTCTTTGCTGCTTGAATAATGCATTATATCCTCGGATAATGTTCTTCGTTTTCTCGTCCAATTCATCATTCATACCTAACATATCTTTAACAGATTCCTTATAACCAACTGCCGCTTCTTTAATTGCTGATCCTACACCAGTTGCAGCATCTTTGGCTGCGGTACCTACAGCTGTCATTCCATCAGCCGTTTTACTTATAACAGTGGATAGTCCACCAGTCATAAAGTCCGCTAATGCTCTAAGTGCTTTTTCAAGTTGCCCAATCCACCAGGCTTCTGCTTCAAGCGCCACATTTAAAAGCATAACGAGTCCCTTTAGAGGTAAAAGTAATGGAGATAAAATATTAAAAACGTCTATTGCTATATTAATTAATCCACCAAGAATTTTAAACGAGTTCCCCAAAAGATCAATAGCGACATTTAAACCTGAATCTTTAGCTTTTAGAGACACTTCAAGCCAATCATTAAAACGAGTTACTAGATCGCCAACTACAGGTGCAAGTCTTTCACCGATTGTAATGTAAATCTTTTCAAAGGTTGCATCCAACTCCTTCATTCCAGCTCCAGCACCGCCTTCTATCTTCTCAAAAGCTGTTTGGGTCGCTCCAGCAGATTTTGCCATTTGGTCTAATAGCTCTGTCATTTGAGCTCCACCTTCTTTTGCTGTAAGAATAAGCATTGCATTAAGAGCTTCACTAGATCCAAACAACTTACCCATCTTGGCAACATCTCCATCTGCTGCTATAGAAATGTCCTCCATAAATTGTTTCATACCTTTTGCTTTCAAAGCTGCAGCATCAAATTGAATTCCAAGTTCTTCTGCCATATCTGCCGCTGCTTTCTGAGGTTTGATAATATTTGTAAAAGCTGCTTTTAGTGATGATGCTGCTTCAGATGTCTTAATACCACTTTTAGTTAATATTGCAATTGATGCTAGTAATGCATCCGTTGTAACACCCAATTGACTTGCAGTAGGAGCAACTCTACCAATTGATTGAGCTAACTCATCGAATGTAGTCTTTCCAGCTTTAACTGCTGTAAACATTTTGTCAGAAACTTCCTGTGCCTTAGTGAATGATAGGTGATAGGCATTTACCACAGTTGTAAGACCATCCGCAGCAGTTTTCATATCAGTCATACCAGCTTTACCAGCCTTTGCTGCTGTTGTAAGGAATTCTACAGCATTATCTTTGGGAACCCCAGCTGATAAAATTTCATACATACCTTTCAAAAGTTCTGTGGTTGATCCTAAAGCAGAAGGTAATGATCTGACCTCCTTTCCAAATGCTTCCATTTCCGTGTTACTTACATCTAGCATAGTCCAAACATTATTCAGTTGTTCTTCATACTTAACAAATACATCGTAGGATTCTTTGGCTACTTTAGTAACAGCTGTAAAGGCAGCAACAGAGGCTACAACCGCAGCGGTTACAGGATTAAATGCTGCCGCCAGTTTCGTAGCACCTCCTCCAATACTTCCGAAAGAGGATATGATACTAGTGGCGCCTTGTTTTATGGTTGTCGAACCACTATCTTTTACTACCCATTCTTGTTCGATTTTTCGTGCCATTATTTGAGTCCTCGTGCTGCTTATTCAAACCAGCAGATGTAAATATTGTGAATTTTTTTAAAAATATATGGAAGTCTTCTATGTCTTCTTGTTCAACTATCAATAAAATGGATGCTGTATCTACACCTCCCATACCATTCCACAATAGTATTGAATATCTTTCAAAGATAGACATAAACTCGTAGTTTTCAGGTAAACAGATTTCAAATCCACACTTTTTACAATCTGGTGGTATACCAGAGAACATTTTCCTGGTATACATACAATCTTCACATGATATCTCCCGCGCACTAGCAAACCGCCATGTGGCGAGAGCAATTAGTTTTTTGCTTCTTTTTCTGTTACTACCTCTCCATGAAGTTCTGCACTTGAATTAATTACAAAAATAACTAGGTCTTGTGCATAATCAAAAATAATTTTTTTGTTATCTTCATCACATTTAATGTCACCATCTTCATCCTCAATACCTTTCCAATCAACAACTACTTCATTGAATAAACTCCAAAACATTTCCGACGTAAATTCTGTACTATCGCTTGGAAGTTTAGTTAGATGAAATAGAGAGAAAGGTTTAAGTAGGAATTGAATTTGTTCATCTTGTGGGAAGGTGCACCATTTAGCTTCTAATTTTTTTCTGTTAATTTTCCTCATTATATTGTCTCCTTAAAGTATTTTTTTAGGAGGCGTGCAGTTGGAAGACCACACTTCTCACAGTTGGGTTTGATCTTACTTCCCAACGCTCTGGTTTCAATACAATCTATACATGTTATTCCATCACGTTTAACATACCATACTATAAATGCTAACAAATCATATAGATTTGAATCTGCCAGACCTTTTATGAGTTGACGTGGGGACATTATACGATCATCCCCACGTCGGTGTTTAGATTCAGTCATTATGCTGACCTCCTATTTGAATTTATTTATTAGGGATACCTTGCAATCGGTCCATTTCCAGTTACACTCATTGTGAAGGCAACAACTGAATTGTTGTCTGCTGTGAAGTTATAACTGTCAATATACAACCCTGCTTCAGAATCTGTAATTAAATCACTTGCAAAATAGTTAGTTGAATCTATGTAGAATCTCAAGTTTGTAACAAGAGTTCCACTTTCAGCTGCAGCTACAAGTGTAGATTGTGAAACATCATCCAGATCAAGAAAACCTGAAATTGTTGCAGTCCACGATTGCATCCCCCTACAAAACTTTGCCCACGCATCGCCGAATGATGTAATGTCTATGGTTTCGTTATTGATAGTAACATCCATAGATGTCATTCTACCGATTGTAGTGGTATCCAACTTAATTCTGGCATTACGCCCAAGATTGACTGGACAAGTCATTGTTTTTATTCCTTATTCTAATGTTGTTAAATTTAGCTGATGCTAAACATTAGTTCTTATGCCAAAAATCATGGCATATTTTACATAACATAAAAAGATTGCTTCTTTCATTATGTTCTCTATCCTCATCTCTATGATGAAGTTCTAATTTGTAATCAGAATGACAAAGAGAACAATTGTAAACATCTTAATCGCATCCTTGATAATATCCAACTTTGATAACAAGATCTCCCATTGCTCTACCTTCTTCCACTCCACCAACTGTAACTATAAGGTCTCCAAGTAGTGTAGCATCTGTGTGAGTCCAATGAGAGGACATTATAAAGGTTTCTATATCATCTGCTAGATCGTAAATCTTTTCATAATCTGTCATATTCTCATCGTCTGTGTAAAAGTATATATAAAAATTTAACCAACGCAAACGAGTAGTTCCGTAATTTTCTGTATCCTTTTCATCAAGAAACATCCAGTAGCCAAGAGCTGGACGTTGAGCGAATTGATCAAATGAACAAATACCTAACCTAACCTCAACTAAACTTGTATTGTAACCGTTCGCCAATGTTAATTTAGATTCAACATCAGTTTTAAACTGTTTGATTATATCTTTTCTGGTTGTCATTTATTCAACTCCTCAGCTATACTGTCTGTTATAATTCTTGATAGTTGTGCTGAATTTCTTGTAATTGCTGGGCGAAGAAATGGTCTAGCTCTCATCCTTCGTGTTCCATCTTCAAGGAATCCTGCATATAAAGCTGTTGCACCAACCGCACCTACAACTTCTGATGCTCGTTCAAATGCTCTATTGTAAATTGAGCGTTTTAAGTTTCCAGTTCTTATGTTTGGATAACCTGATTGCCCAAATGACTTCTTAACTTCAACCTCAAGAAACTTTGATGCTTTAACCATAGCATTAAACAATGCTCTTCTTGCATCTTCTGGAAATTTTTGTAACATTATCAGTGATGCTGAAGTAAGTCGTAACTCTGATTTAAACATTTTATAATATCCAAAGAGTTCTATATCTATTTAATATTTGTTTGGTGCTTGTAAGCAATCCCTTTTCAGAATAAGTAACATTTCCATCTTCTTGAGATTTTGCAATTACATCAAAATCTTTTCTATGTTTATATCTCCTTACAATTTCCTCTATCGCAACCTGCTTTAAATCCAACGGAATCGTGGCGTAACCCGCGTTGTAGGTGATTTTATAATTCTGTTCACCCAAGGTCCACCAACTTTCTTTACTCACCAAATACTTTTCGTCTATAACCCTATAAGCATCTGAAGCAATAGTAGTATCTGACGCCCATACCCAATCTGAATCTTCATTGATTACTGCAACTGAATTTATTGGAGTGTTTTTAAGAAATAGATATCTATCGCCAGATCCGTCAACATATTCCGTATAATCTTTTGCATAAAACTGTTTAACACCACAATAGGTTTGAAATAGTATAGTAACTCTATCCGATAGATCCTCAAGTAAGTCATCATCAATCTGGCGGGTATTTCCAAACTGGTAATAATCTTTTATTTCATCCAATGTTGCAAGGGCGTAGTCTGCTACTGACATTTTACTTCTCCTTTATGTAAAGTGGGAGACCTGAATAAGCATCTCCCACGTTATATAGGTGATTAGATAGTAAGCTGAACAAAAGCTGATCCTGCTTTAGGAGCTCCGTCCCAGCGGGTTACAGATCTAAATCTAGTTTGATACTCAAGGAATTTTCCATAAGGATCAACATCTAGACCCATTATACCTAATCTTCGTGCGACTGCATAGTAATTAAGGTTACCAAAGATAGCGATACAAGAACTGCCTGTTGAATCTGTTGGCATAGCTTCTACCAATCTAACTGGATAACCATATAGTGTAAATCCACCATCTTCTACATTGATGATAGGCATTTTGTTATCATCTGTTTTCGCTCTCCAGTAATGTAGGAAAGTTCTGTGCATATAGAACTTGGCACCAAGAATCTTATTTGAAGGCAATGCCGCAACTGCAGCAGATGCCATTGCAAATGTGATACTTCCTGGACCAGAACCACCTGAATCAACAGTGTTGATACCAGCGGCACCAATTAGAGCTGTAAATTCTGTTCCGTTGAATGTTTGGTTATCAATTTCTTGTCCAATGCTTTCTCCGAACTGTTGTGTCAAGCGTGATACGATATCGTATTTGCTATCCATTAACAACTCATTTGAAGCTGTTGAATAAGCACCCAATTTAGCAGGTGTTAGATTGATGTTACCAAATGTAGGATCAGAAGCAGCTAGTGCTATTGCTTCATCTTTCCATGATACTGTGATTCCGGCATCCTCGTAAGGAATATTGAAACTATCTGTTGATGTAGAAATAACATCAGCATCTTGAAGAGCTACAGAAATAAGTCTTGCAAATGCGAATACTGCATCAGCATATTCCTCAGGAACTAAATTTCCACCCTGAGAAGCTGTAGTTTCATTCATTGCTGCTTTGCCTTGAATCAGATTGATAAACATTTTAGCGATTTCATTTTTAACATCTTCATCAACCAAGGTAAGTTTAACACCTTGCTTGGAAAGGTCGTAACCTTTATATACTTCAACTTTGCTCCCAGGTTTACCAGGAACTTCAAGAGCGACTTTCTGTGCTGGAGCTTTTTCGATAGCTTCAATCTTTGCTTTCATCTCCGCACTTTCCTCTTTCATTTTTGCGATGGTTTCATCAACCTTTTCGCCTTGTGCTTTAACAGCATCAAGTATACCTTGATTTGCTTCTAACAGCAAACCTTTTAGTTCTTCTTTCTTATCCATTGTTTTTTAACTCCTTAACATTTTTAACAGCTCTTCTATATATGGGTTTTCTTCGTTGTCACTCTTGATGTTAATCTCGTTGGATTCATCAAAGTCTTCAAAGAAATAATCTAGATAAGTGCTGTCCTTCTCATCTAGAGTAAAACCTTTACATTTTACACATACTAGTTCATCATCGCAAACTGAACATTTGTGAATATGAACCGTATTACCACTATCAATTGTTTGTTCTGAATTATCTTCGATTAGTTGGTTTTCTTCTGGGGATTCATAAACAGAAGTATTCTCATTATCAAGAACTTCATCTAACCATAATTTCAATTCATCTAATTCCAACTCATCAATAACCTTTAGTTCAATAGCATCCTCTACACCCTTTGAAGTCAATAGAGCTCTTGGGTTAGCAGGGATTGAAACTAAACTAATCTCCAACAGTTCCTGACCATTGAATGTTGCCCTTGGTTGTTTATTTCCATCACCATATGTAATCTTATCACGATCAGGACGGAAACCTACACTCGTGGCATTCATAAAACCATTTGAATATAGTTTATATAGAGTATCGCCTATTGAGGATACTTCCGGAGTTGGAAATTCAATATCAAACATCAATGCTTTCTTTTCTTTATCAATCCACACTTTCTTTGTTTTAGCAACTGGGAAATCGAATGGATTATGATTAGCAAGCACCACAGGATTCTTCTTATAACTTCTTAAATCCCAACCCTCTACCATAACTCTTTCATTGTCACGATCAATAGATTGATCGCTTCCAATAAATCTCAACACTCTATCTTCTTGCTTTTCTGGTGTCTTGGTTAAATACTTGATAATTTTGTCTTTCATTTGTTTATGCTCCTATATACGATCTGGTTACATTTTTTATAAACTAATGGCTGCATGAATTGAACACAAACAGTTGATAGATTTATCACCTGGAAACTGCTCTCCATTTTGGAATGGTTGATTAATTGCTACAGGTCCTTGATTTGCATTACCTTCGTGGTCTGCTCTTCCATTTCCAGATGTCATCCATAGTTTATATTGTATACCACTTGTCTTATAGACTCCTAATGAAGTCTCATTAATCAATGAACTTGACTCTGTTCGTGCAATCGTGAATGATCTCTTGTCTGCAAACTTATAAACCTTCTTAATTCTAGTTGAGATATCGTCGATTGATTCTCCAGCATCAACACCAACAGCTATTTCCGCCTTCAATTGATTAAATATGGTCTTATTTATATTTTTTAAACGATTAACTCTTTTAAATAGAATCTCTTTATCAAGTTGATAATCAATCTTATTATTGATAAAGTCTAAAGACATTTTTCCAGCATCTTCCATAATGCTTTGGAATACTGGTGTTATAGCAGTAATTAATCTCTCATCCTCTCTCTCAAATATATTTATACGAGATATTACTTCAGATATTGAGATCTCTTTCTGTTGATATAATCCCTTTAGCACATTAGTTCGTTGTGAGATAAAATACTTCTTGATCTTCCCTAACAATATTCGTTCATTTCCTGTTTGATGTCTTAAGAATATCTGTCTTTGTCGACTTATTCTAGCTGATTTCTCATTTTTTTCTACAGTTTGTAACGCAATTGCCTTTTCTGGTTCTTGTTCAGCTAATGGTTCTATATGCTGTCCAACCTTAACTGTTTCCATTTCTGTATCAATTAAGTTAATTGGAACGTATTGAACATCTCCAGTTGGAGAGTCCTCAAATCCTAATCCGAATCTTGTATTCAATTCATTTCTTGAGAATCCCATACTGAACAATGTAGTTGCAGCATTAACATCCTCTTCCATTGAAGATTTAAGTTCATCGATCTTTGAGAAATCAAACTTACCATGGATACCATTTGTTACTATATAGACTAGACGTGAATTGATTACCTCTTGCATACGAAGCATCTGTGGTTTTACAGTTTCTTGCCAAAAGATTCTTTTCTGTGTATCTGATGTTGCTCTGTTAATTCCTTCTGTGAATCCAGCTAGTGTTTTTGGAACACCGAATACAGATAAAACAACATCTCTGGTAAATGCTCTTGAATTGATATAGTCCATTTCCTGTTGATTTAACCCAACAGTTTCAAATGTCATACCTCCTCTTAAGATACCAGTCTTTCCTGCATTAGTCACACCTTGATGTCCTTGTTCCCAAATCCTTACAAGTTTCTTTAATTCAGCTAATGTTGAGTTGTCATCTTTGTCTACTTGTAATACCATACCAGGTATTGCATTGTTATCAAAAAATTTAGCTTGATAGACAGAAGCTTTATAATCAGACTTAACTTCCATACTAACTGCATCCAATGGACTCAATCCTCTGAATCTATTGTAAGGGTTTGTATTCTTAAATTGAATTACTTCATCAAGTGAAAGAGATACGCTTCCATTGTATAACCATCCTAACAATTCACCGGTATCAGGAGATACAACATCTTTCATCTTCCTTGGATCAAGGACTATAATCTCTGCCGGTATCTTTGTCGTGCCCATATTCTGACCCACACTTCTTACAATATACCAGAATGCTTCACCATACAACGTATAGAAGGTAGATGTAGATGACCATAAATCAAATCCTGACATTGTATCGTTTGGGTTTTTAAATAATTGGCATAGTGGATGGCTCTCTGAAATGGGTTGATCATTATCTCCTAATAACACAAATGGCGCCTGTGGGAAGTTGTTTGCGATTACAGTTACACACTTGTAAACCAAATAGCTTTGTGAAGCAGGAGTTACAATTTCACCGGCTTCTTGCCCACCCATCATTAGCGGGGAAGCCTTAAGCCACGTGTTGGCGTAATCTTTTGTGAATTGATCTGCTATCTGTTTGTTAAGCACATCTGCAAATCCATCAAGTTTTTGAGAAACAGCTTTATCAACTGCCTCTGTGAATCTTGGGTCATTGTCATATGATCCTGTTGTCATATCAATCTCCTATGTATGGTGCCAAAATTCATGACACTCCTTACAGATGATAATCAGGTTTTCCCTGTAATTATGCTCTCTGTTTGTATCTTTATGATGCATTTCAAGTATACGTTCTGATTTACAAAGACAACAATTGGTGTTTATTTTTTTTAATTCTTTTGCCCACCACTGGTATTTACCACCTCTCCAATTATATTTATTTCCTTTTAGTGCCTTTTTTATTTTTCTTTTTGTTTCTTTGGAATGTTTTATTCCTTTACTTGATTCTCGCATCTTTCTTATAGTTTCTTTAGTGTGTTTATATCCTACTGGTCGTGACATATCTTTTCTCCTTATCAGAAATTAGGGCGGAGATGTTGATAAGGAACATCTCCCTTACGTCCGTCGAACCCTGGTTAGGCGAAAGCTATTTGAGCTTTGGGTCTTATTTTGCCATAGTGCGTATACAATGCATATCTAAAAGAGTCACAGGTGTGGTCATTGAATTTCAATGGATCTTCTAGTGTATCTCCATCCTTCGTTTCTTTATATTTATACGATTGTATTTCTTTGACCAGGTTATTGCTTCCTGCGTCAAGATGTAGTTTGTTTCTTCGACAAAAGTCAATCCCGTCTTTGACTGATTTGTCTGCTGGTTTACAAATGAATCCAGCTCTGTTTATTTCTTCTATGCGTGCTGGTTCGGCGTTGTCAGCATAGATGATTCTATTACGTCTATGCTTCAAGGGAATCATTATAATAAGTTTCTTAATGAGATCAGAGTTTGTTAATCCCCGTTGATAGAGTAATTCTTTAATATAGTATTCACTATCATATTCTCCTATCTCAAGAAGAACACTAGGATCATTAAATCCAAAATCCATGCCATATATTACTTCCTTAAATGTCTTAGGGAACTTTGTTTCTATAACATAGTTGTTATAGATAACTGCCTTCAATTCCCCCCATTCTCCAAGGGTGTATATTTGATAGTATCTTGGATCTTCCCTTTCAAGTTTATTTAATCTTTCAATGTATTCTTTATCAAGGAATCTGTTATCTTTATATGTTGAATGAAAGACTGTTGCATCACTCTTTGGATTCATGAAAAATTCATTGTATGGCCAAAGAAGTTTGCTAATTGGGTTGAATGATATAGCTATTTGCTTATAGCTGTCTGACCTTCCTCTTAATCGTAAATCAATCTGTCTAAAGTCAGGAAGAGATAGTTCTGTTGCTTCCTCCAACCAAACTCCTGTAATACCCTGAATTGATTTGAGTTTCTCCGGGTCGTCCAAGCCACCGGTTAGTATCTGTGAATCATTTACAAATGTGAATGACATATCTGACTTGTTTGGAGTAACCAAGTCTGTCAAGTTCCATTCACTTATTATACTTTTAAATTCTGCAAAGATTGATTGTCGGCATGATGGTTGAGTCTTTCTTAAACATAAAAACTTATGATGTATACCCTTTCCCATCCCAACAAGAATTCTTAATATCTTTTTTTGAGCAATGAATTTAGACTTACCTGATCCTGCTCCACCATATAGCACCATGTAACGATTCCTATCTTCTAAGTATGGATAGAATGAGTCGTTAACTACATCATGCAAATTACTCAGGTCAATGTTTATGTTCATAGGTTATCCCCTATATGTCTATGTCTTTAGGTGCATTGAGATGTACGTTTAAACTTTTAGTTTCTATTTCTGCCTCAACGTGTTGTGTTGGGCGACCATGTGCATAAGCAAGTAACAGTTCAATAGCGCGAATCTTTTCCGCTGGTTTAATACGTTCCCATCTATCTTGTCTTTCTTCTTGAGAGTAACACGCCATTTCAATCAAAATATTGAATAGGTCTTCTGTCACTTCTCCAGATGCTTTTCGCAAGTATTTTTGCACTTCTGTCAATTTTGGGCGACCTGCTTGATTTGGAGATGCTGTTCCGGGTAACCATCTACCACGCTCATCAGTTAGAATCTTTCCTGTTTTTTTGGTGTTCATAGGCATTAAACTGATACTCCTTTCATTAGCAACATCCCTTTGGCCTAACTCTAACAGGCCAATCTGTTTTCTCTGCATCCTCTGGACGAATGAGATGTTCCTTACAGCGTGGACAAAATATTTGTCTAAATCCAACTGTAGCTTTATATCCACATCTACCACAGAGAATCAAATGATCAAGAGGATATTTTGGTTTTTGTTTTCTATATGCTTCAAATTCTAATACTAATTCTTCAAACTCATTTGTCACATCCAGATTTTCAATTAGTGGTTCAAATTCTAAATCTACTGACCCATCCTCTTTTAGGAATGGTTCATCTTCTTTCATAAGTTTCAAGAAGGCTTCTTCATCATCTGTTATATAGTCTTCTACCATTATGCTGGTCTCCTTATCGTATCGGTCTAATTGTTTGTTCTAAATGTGGGTGGTTAACCAATAAAATTAAATACAAGATATATGGTTCTTATGTGGTCGATTGCTAAAACATTTAGAACAAACCAAAAAAAGAAAATGGTTATTTTTAATTGGTGGGTCTATATATATTAATTATTGAAAGGACTGTTTGTACATTTTTTTGTAAAGGAGGTGACTAAGTGATTACGGATTATAAAAATAAAGGTCCAGGAAAGAGATTTGGTAAATACATCAATCTGAATATAACAGAAAGGATGTATAAAGATTTGAATGAGGTGTCCAGTAAGAATGAGGAAACAATGGCTGAATTGATGAGAAGAGGTATTGCCAAAGAAATTGAAAGGAGTAAGTAGTATGTTAACTAAAGATCTGGGTGGTGAGTTTTAGGTTCTCTTTTATCCTTTCATTCCTTGAAAACTCATCACCCAACTAAAAAAAGGAGAAGCGAAGTGCAAACTAAACTGAATATAAAGAAATTGAAAAAGATCTGTAAGTGGACTCCACAACAGAAAGATATTATTTGGACCGAACATTATTTGAATCGAGCATTTGAAGCACATGAAGCACACGACGGGAATTACGGTTTTATATGGGTTACCTCATGGGGTTCATATGATATTTTAAAAGATGAGAAAGTTGTTTTCATATTGGATATTAATTATGGCCTTACACACAGTAAATGGGAAGCATTAGATAATGTAGGAAGAGTAACTAAGGTTTTAGAGAAACTTGGTTATGAAGTTATAATGGGAAATGGCATAACTACTATCAATAGAGATGCAACAAAAGACCGTATAATTGGTAAGACAACTATTCCTAAAAATACACCGATTGAAACCTTGAACTATAATCAAACATTTAGAGGGGATGATTTCCCTAACCCTTAGAACAAATTAATATAAAACAACTCATTGAGCTTATGCCACGGGGTTGTTAGTATTCTTACTGTGATTTGGGTATTGCCATTGTCCAAATCTCCAAACTAGATTTATTGAGGGGACAGAGCTTCGGCCAGCTTTTTCTACCCTTGTTAGAATTACCCTCAATGAATCATCAACTATCTACAAGGGAGATATCAAAATGAAACAGAAATCCGAGTTAAGCCTTAATCAAATATATAATAAATGTATTGAAATTTTAAGAGATTATGATAGTGGTAAGAAATTATGTAGTTCAGATTGTAATTTTGTTTTTTTGTTCGCTAAACGACATCCAGATGCAGATGAACTATTTGAAGATTGGTCTGGGGATATACTAGTTAAAAATCATCCAAATTATCCCAATAAATGTTTTTGGGTAGTCAAAAACAATGGATACCTTCAACATTTTAGTTTGAAAAATTGTAAAGCTGGTAAATATCCTGATAGTTTAGAAAACTTTAGAAGAGCATGTGGAACAACCATAAGAGATTGTTTAGCAGATTTAAGAAAAGATTGTGTTGAAAGGAATAATTTGGATGGAGTATTTCAAGTTCATCACGCTAAAATAAAACTTAATGATTTAATAGATGAGTTTATAAAACAATATAAAATTGATATAAAGAAAGTTAAATTCAATACTGATCCAATAAGTTTCAAGGATAAGGAGTTATCAAATAAATGGTTTGAATATCATAATAAAAATGCAACATTACAAGTTGTTAGAATTGAACATCATAAATATATACACTCTAATGAGTATAAATATTTTGGAAGTTCAAAATGAATAAGTCCAATGTAGTAGATCCAAATGATGAAGATTTCAAAAAACTAACCACAGAACTTATCAAAAAACAATTAGAAGAAGATCCTGATTATGATGGAAGTTCGTTGGTATTAGGTAGGAGGGGTTTGAATGTCGTTATCCGTAAATGAAATAACAGCGTTTTTTCAATGGTGTTTTAATGAATCAATTGGAGTAACAAGAAGTAAAGAAATGCTTAATGAAATTTTAGAAGTTGTTAGTTGGAATGTATCTAACGATACAGAAGGGGATAAACTATTTCCAATGGATCAGGAACTTAGATTAAAATTTCTACAGGGATTTCTTGATGAACATATAAATAAAAATAGATCATTTGAAAGTGCTTTTGATTTAACTGTATCAGCCGATGTATATAAAAAGAAAGATGATCAAACAACACAACAGTTTTGGACTAGTTTACATTTAAGCAAAACCGAAGTCATATCTAAAAAAAGATTAGAGAATATAGTCGACTCTATTGATGTCTCAGTTCGGAATCATTTGAGATCTCCTAAAATTGAAGTTATGAAAAAGGTGTTGGAAAAAATTAATAATTTGGGATACGCCTCTGGATCTAAAATAGATGAAGACATTGGTGATATAATTTTTGAGTTGTATGATATTGAAAAAAGATCTGAAAGGGCAAGAATGCTTGCAAGTCAATCCTCCTGTATTGTTGGATTAGATGACTGTTATGATATAAATGAATATATACTTGGATGCAATGATCCAGTTAACAGAACACCAACAGGATTTGAATATGTCGATTCTGATTTAGGGGGTGGGTTTCAAATGGGTAGGATTTATATCATTGCTGGAGGCACAGCTTCAGGTAAATCTGCCTGGTTATTGAATGCCG